CGTAGATGGTTTTGTTGATGCGTCGTCCTGAGGCGGCGCATGGGATGGAGCAGTACTTGCCTCCTCCTCGTCTGACGTTGCGCCAGTCTGGGATGAACTGGGTGTTGCAGGTTTGGCAGTTGGTGAGGTCTGCTCCGACGGTTGGGGCTTCGCGTCGGGATTGGATGCGGAGGGCTGTCTTCCGGTTTACGTACCGGGCGCCTCGAGCGCCGTTGCATGGGGCGCAGCTGCCGACGATGTTGGCTCGGTCGTAGGGGTCTCCTCCTCGGTCTAACTCGACGAGGTGGTCGGCTTGTGTGCTGGGTCGTCGGTGGCACCAATGGCAGGTGGGTTCTTCGGCTAGCACTTGGAGGCGTAGGGCCTTCCATCGGGCGTCTCGGTAGATGGGGTTACGTGATGCCATCAGCCGATCCCGTCGCCGTTGCAGTTGGGGCAGGTGACGATGGTGTCGTCGTCGATGGTTCGGCCTTGGCCTTGGCATTGTCCACAGAGCCTTGGCTTGGGTATCTCACTAGATGCCAACTTTTTCATAGTCTTTACTTGTTCAGTCTTTACTAATACGTCGGCATTTTCCCCGTGAGGATAATCCCCCTGAGGTGAGGTGCATCCGTCCACAGTTTGCACAGGCTTTTGCACAGGGTTGTCGTAGACGTCGATGTCGTACTTCCAGCGTCCCAGCGTGTCTTGATAGCGGCGTCGCTTGACGTACCCGGCTCGCTCGAGTTCGGTCATGGCGGTCCGGATCGCGTCGAGGCCCTCCTTCTTGACGGTGGCGAGGTGGGCTGTGGATGTCTGCCAATGGTCGGGCTTGGACAGGATGTAGACGAGGACGCCAGTCGCCTTGAAGGAGAGCCGGTCGTCGTTGATGACCTCGTTCCGGATGACGGTCCAGTTGGTCTCAGGTCGTGGGGTGCGCCGGATCACTCGCCCACCTCCCGGATGCACGAGTTGTCGCTCGTCCAGACGTTGCCGGACTCCACGATGACTTCCCAGCCTCGAGGGTGCACGGGCCTGATGAACAGGACACGACACCAGATGGTGCACTTGTCGGGGTAGACCTCGAGCGGTCGGATCGGTTGTTGCCATGGATGGTTCATTGTGTGCTCCTTGATAGTCGGTTCAAGATGACTGCCATGTCCGAGGGCCTCCAACAGTAGGCCTCGGCTCCAGCTGCGGTCAGGGTCGCCAACCACAGCTCCTGCTCGGGGGACAGTCGGCCCCGTGCAGACTTCAACTCGGCGAACACAAGGTCGCCGGACGCTCGACGTGCGAGCACTAGATCAGGGAACCCCCTGTGCCCTTGCAGGGGGGTAGCCCAGACTCCGGGTCGGATCTGGACGTTGCGAGTGTGGTGGACGATCCAGCCATGCCAGTTCGCGGCCTCAATGACTGCAGACTGGAACTCGGCCTCAGGGCCTCTCACTCGTCCTCCATGCGGAGGATCTCCATGTCGTACAGGTCGGCCTGCTGGACGGCGATGAACTTCTGGCCCTTCTGCCAGTAGTGGTAGCCCTTGTCAAGCACGTCCTCGAGGGACATCCATCCGGCGAGCCGGACTGCGGAGCCGGAGATGATCGCCAGCACGTACGGCGTGTGGCGGTCACGCTTGTCCCGTTCAGCCTCTTTGACGATGAGCTTGCCGGTGCGATACCGGGTGGAGCGGACCTCAATGTATCCTCCGACGTCGTAGGCCGACGGGCTGTCGGGGCCGGTCCAGTCGTAGCCGAGTCCGGCGGCGCAGGCCAGTTCGCCCATGCATCCGTCCACGTTGTAGCGGAGCACAGTCTCGAAGCTGAGGCCGTCCTTCATGTTCTTGCGTCGGGTGGCGTCGACGTAGGACTCTGCCCGGTAGACGGCCTCCTCTTGGCACTCCAGCATTTGGGCCGGTGACAGTTCGATGATCATCAGAACGGGTGCTCCGTCTTGAGGCGGTCGATCTCGGCTGACGCTTCACGCTTGGAGAGTGCTCGAGGGTCGCCCTGGTACTTGAGCGCGCGGAGGAGCTTGAGCTGTGCGTCGGAAGGGCCGTCGCCGGTCGGGGCCGGTGCGCCGCCCATGCGGTCCACCTTCTGCATCTCCTCACGTGACGGTCGCTTGCCAGCCTGCAGGGTCCAGTTCGCAGCCGCGCGCCCCAACGAGCTGGTCTCTGCGTTCTCGATCCACGACGTCTGGTTCACGCCACGCTCCGTGCGCTCCTCGAAGGCGTAGCCGGTGGCGACGGGGTGAGGATCGGAAGCGTTGCGGTAGATCTCGGCCTTGAAGCAGATCCACGTCACGTAGTCCCCTGCGACGATCTCGGTGTGAATCCGGCCGTCAGGGTTCGCGGCCCAGAAGAGGGCGAGACGCTCCTCGACGGTGGCGTACTGGGACAGGTCAAATCCCACGGCGGTCCTCCGATCGTTGCTGGAGCCGGACGAGGTTGTGGAAGTGCTCGGCCTTGTAGCACTTGAAGCACCACACGGACCATGAGCCGGGTGACCAATGGAAGATGTCGTCACCCTCGAGGAAGGTTTGGCATCGACAGCAGGATCCGGCGGTCGGGCGCTCCAGCCGGTTCCGGTCAATCATTGAAGCCTCCGAGGTTGAGTTGCACGATGGTGTCGGCGGTGGCCTTGGTCATCGTGGACGGTGCCACCTCGAGGCTGTTGAGCACGTAGGCCACCTCGTGGAGGGCACGGCGCAGCTGCGCGCGCTCCTCACGAAGTCTGTCCAGCTCCATCGTCAAACGAACAATGATCTCATAAGCGCTACCTAGGTTGACTTTGCCGGTCATCGGATAATCCTCTCAGTCGGGTTTTCCGACACGGTAGCGGATGGGTGTCTCAACGTGGTGCATCCGTGATCGTTCGCGCTCTGTGGTGCCACCCCAGATGCCCGGCAGGGACCGGTCGGGGAACGTCATGGCGTAGGCGAGGCACTCAACACGCACAGGGCAGGCCTTGCAGACCTTGATGGCCTTCTTCGCGTCAGCTGCTCCGATCCTGCCGGGCTGTGGGAAGAACATCTCAAGGGGTAGGTCTTGGCAGTCGGCCTCAACCATCCAGTCCGGTTGGAGGACGTTCAGCACGGGCGGCTCCACGGCTCCCATCCACAGCCACGATGGTGATCGTGCCATCGCCAGATCTCGAGGGCCATGGCGAGGTTCACGGCTGGCTCGGTGATGCGGTCCCACGAGCCGAACAGGTGCGCGGTCTCTTCCTTCCACACTTGGTTGATCTGCATGGGGCCGTAGTCGTGACCGTTCCAGCGAGGGTCGCCGGGGATGATGTTCAGGCAACGGGACTCCTGCCACATCTCCTCGAGCACGTTCACGAGCTCCTCCTCGGGCCAGCCGACCTCGAGGACGAGCGGTGCCCAGATCTGGCACGGCGTGTCAGCCGGTAGGGCCAGCTGCGCTAGGTCGGCCTGCATGGCGTCGTGCGCCGTGACGGTGGTCGTGGACCCCTGTACGGGCGCAGGGGTGCTGGTGGTGGTCGGCGTGGAGGGGACGGGCGTGATGACGACCGTCTGCGGTGTCGGCTCGGTGACGACTGCCGGTGCCGTCTGAGGGTCATCCTTGGTGATCCGGTGGACGATCTCGTTGCCTGCGATGAGGCTCATGATCGCGAAGAATCCGAGGACGAGATAGTCCGGGAGGGTTAGCTTCATTTGGTGCTCCTTGAGGTCGGTCCGACCGTGGTCGGCAGAAGGTGTCTCCTACGGTCTACCGACTCTGGGAGCCGATGTCAGGGATGGAGAGCCTTCCATGTGACGGGGCCGACGACGCCGTCCACGATGAGGCCTCGAGCCTTCTGGAAGGTGCGGACGTGCTGGTCGGTCACTCTGCCGAACTTGCCGTCGGCGGTGATCTTGAGGGCCTTCTGGACGGAGACGACTGCAGGACCCTCTGAGCCGACCCGTAGCGGCTTGCCGGGGTACGTGTGGGCCGTGGGGGCCACGGGGGCCGTGGAGGGCTTCTGAGGGGCGTCTGTGAGCCTGTCAGCGATCGGCGTCGAGTCGGACCATTTGGCTGAGGGGGGCGTCTCGATGTGGAGCCATGCGTCGCCCTGTCCGGGGGAACGCTTCACCCAGCCTCGACCGGCCTCCCAATAGCGCTTGTTCTGGTAGTCGTGGATCCGTTGGATCCCAAGCTCCTCCGAG